TGTCGCTGTCATTTAAGAACATTATAATACTCCTCTGTTGAATTTGTATAGTACATTTACTATCATAACAAACTCTCCATATGGTAGTGTGACATCAGTGTTTGCTTCTACTGAATCAACAGTAGTATTTAACGCATCTCCGCCACGTGTTCTATCAGCATCTAATTTTGTTTCAATGGCTTCTACCATTTCATTTACTTGTGTATCAACCAGTGGTACTCTTGTGTAGCCTCTGATTTCATATTGTATTGTAGCCAGTCTTGTTAGTGTAGATCCCATTGCTTCATCTGATCTTGTTTCGCCAAGTGTTCTAATTAACAGTGCTGGCATCTGTGCTTGACTGACATCTGTTGGCTTGATTGGTTCTCTTGTGACCAATATTGGCTTTGGATTGTCAATCTGTTTTAGTACAGATACAATATCAATAGCAATTTTTTCTCTAATACTTTGGCTTGTTGAACTCATTAGCGTACCAATCTACCGTGATTAACTGCTTGTTTTTCAGATGTTTGATAGACGCTGTCATTGTTGTCGTCATACTTAACACCTCTTCTTAATTCTAATTCAAATTCTTCGTTGAAACGATCTTTGTAGTATTGTATCATTTCTCTGAATCTATCACCTTCTGGTGTAAATGTAGTTAGTTGTGGCAGTATGTAATAGGCCAAACAATGAAACACTGCTGAACGTGTCCATTGGCTTTCATCTAACTTGGTAGTATCCATATCTTCAATGTATCCACCACGTACTGTCACATCATAATGACGATGTTGGCGGATTTGCCACCATTCTATTTCTAATTTACGATGAATATCGCTTGTTGTTTTTGTAATTAATGTATCAAAGTCCTGTATGCCATAATCTAATATAGATGGATCAAACTCTTGTACATTTTCAATTGTTAGCATCGCCATAGTGTTTTATCTCCTTGTAATGAAGTAGGCCTTACGGCCTACTTCTGATATTTGTACTCTACCTAAAATTAGATAGTAGCGTCTGAAGTTAATTTAACACCATATTCGTCAATTAACTCGCTCACACCGTAGCGTGAAGTCATAACAACTTCTTCTGCTCTTAGTGAAGCGTTTCTCTGCATTTCCATATTCATATCGTTTTGCATAGCAATACCTAATGCTTCTGGAGAGAACACAGCACCAATTGCATCACCGTCAGTATCAATTGAGATGTTTGAAGATTCAAAAATCTGGATACCAGCGATAGTACCTACGAAGCCATTTCTCATAGCCGCGTTTGCTGTTTCAGGTGGAGCAAAGTTTGTACCACCAGCAAAAGTGTTAGTTAATTGTGATTTAACGTTGTAAATCGCTTTAGGATGAAATACACCATAGTATGGTCCAGGCGCATTTGATTCTTGCAATTCTGCGAACGCTTTAAACAGTTGTGCAACAGTTAGTTCTTGACCTGCTCCGCCACCAGACTCTGTTGAGAAGCCTGAGAAAAGATTAACAAGATCCGTGTCTTGCTTTCTTGCCACGCTCTCACCAAAGATTTTACCAAGGTGTGCGATCACATTTTGCTCTGATGTATCTCTGATCATATCAGTTAATACAGTCATAATACCTACTTCTGCTAAAGTGATGTTTTTAGTTGTAGTAGTAATTGTTTGGTCTGCTGACGTACCAGCCATATCAGTACCTTCTGTTAGGTCCTGTGCTGTAGCCGTTGGATAAATTGGCACTTGTGCAATTTTACCTGTGTTGTTGGCCACGTCAAAGTTTTTAACAAGTCCTCTCATAATAGAACGTTCTGAAGCGACGAATAATGCTTCTTGTACGATTGGAGAGATTAAACTTGCTAAAGATGTAGTTGTTGAATTTGCCATCTTATTGTCTCCTTATAGTATAGCAATAATCCAAATTACGTTTGAATGCCTTGTGCCTTACGATACTCAGCATAAATCTTACGATCCTCTGGATTTCTCATATTAAGTTTAGTGATGTCAATCTTACCGTTTCCAGTAGGCTGACCTCTGCTTTCAGAACCGCTCCCAGCGGAGTTGGCTGTCATATAATGAGGATTTGTACTTAAAAATTCCTCTACCAGATTGTCAATAGTCATATGCTCACCTTGGTCTGTATAACGTACAGCCTTAGTACCAGCATCTACGATTTCAACAGCACCATCTTCTGATAGTCTTACTTGATCACGTAGTAGTTTAACCATTTGGTCTGGTTTAATTGCTCTTCTATTAGACGCTGATTGAAGTAGTGCTCCTTCTACTTTGATGTTGTGAAGTTCAGATTGTAGTTTTGAAATAACAGTATCTTTCTTCTCAACAGTATTCTTGAGTACTTCATCAAACTGCTGTCTGCTTAAGAGTTCCTCCTTCTTACGGCTTTCTTCTGCTTCAACGAGAGTGTTGTATTTTTCAACATCAACTCCCTCATATTTCTTGAGAAGTGCTCTACGCTGACGTGCTAAACGCTGTTCAAGTATATTCTCAAACTGCTCTTGAGTCATAGTAGTCTCTTCTTGCTTCTCTTGTGCTTCCAGATTTTCTACTTCAGTAGCGGCATCTGTAGGTTCAACTTTAGTTTGAACTGTAGCCTCTTCCACGTTAGTTTGTGTCATTATAATGATCTCCATTGTTATTTATACTATATAAGGCCATTGATAATCTGTTATTACCAGGTCCATCGTGCCTTACATTATCCACTTTCGTGTATTGTGGATACTTCTTCATATGCTTTTCAATACGATCAAACTCGCCTTGTGTAGCACAGAAAAATACTGTTGCTCCCACCTTACATATTGTTGATAGGTGGTTAAAATCTATTTCATCTATAGGATATTCTATTTTAACAAGATCAAACTCGCCTTTCAAAGGTAGTAATTCATTTGAATAGTGCCAAGTTAGTGCTGTGTCTTTTCTTTTTGAAAAGTTTTCTGCTTGACCTTGACTTATGCTTAGGTTTTCTAAGTTTATGCCTGTCACTGTTATTTGTGGCCAACGTCTTGCCAACAAGCCTGTTGTTCTGCCTATATGACTGCCTACTTCTAACAAGTGTCCTTGTGGTAGTTGTTCTTGATCTCTAATCCATTCCCAATATTTCTCAGGATATATTTTTGGTTCTTTGAAATTTGTTCTGTAGTCACTTTGTTTCTTAGCCACTTCCCAATATTTTCTATCGCCTGGCCACGGTGATTGTTTGTGTGTAGCAACAGTCACTCCTGGAGATGTCTTACGCTTGTAGCATCTTTTTTCTGGTGGCTCGTCAAGTTGAAAATATGTTAGTACTGAAGTTGCCATATTATGCCTGTGTTTGTTCTGCCAACATCAATTGAGTTAGTTCAGGATGTAGTGTTTCAATCTCTGCCAAAGTATAACCTTGTGAGATCATTTCTTGAACGTGTGCTCGCCAAGTGTCTGCTGTTAGTGTTGGATGCTCACCTTCTGCTTTCCCCATTTGTCCTTGCTCAGGTCCATCTGGATCATTTTGTAGTACATAGTCCTGTGTTTCTTGATCTGTTATAACCAATTCAATCACTCTGTTGTCAATTTCTCTGTTAGCACGTTCATTAGCAACGCCAATGTCTCTTGCCAATTTCAAATTCTGTAGTTCTGCATGAACGTCTCTCATATTGAATCCACTTGGATATTGAACATAACCAGTCCATTCAACGTTTTGCCAATCACTCCAAATATTCCAAATCTGTTCTTCTGCCAACTCCATCTGATGTCCTTTTGATTGTAGTCTGGCGTTTAACAATTGACGCTCTACCAATAAACTGATCCCACTTGCTGATTTGGTTGCTGTGGTTCTTACACCTCCCAAGTGTGCCATTCTGTCAATAGCATCAACCTTTTGCTGTATTGAATCCAATATTGATTGTATGCCTTGGCTACCAGGCTGAATGATATAAGGTTTTAGTGCTGGATCCATTCCCGCTGGCATAGTAATAACAGCGCCAGGTCCTGCATTCAAATCCACATCGCCTGTAGCACAGATTGAAGGATTATTGGATAGTTTCAGAGTTGAATCCAGTTCTGCTGTATGGTCATATATTGCTCTTTGTAAATCAGCAATATCACTTAGATCTGAAATACCAATACCTCTTACCGCTGAACGTTGATTGTAAATCCATACCGCTGGGATATAACCTAAAGGATTAGCATAACTTTGTGTCACTTCAGTTTTATGAGTAGTAGAACTTGTAGTCACGATATCAGTTCTATCTTTGTAATAATATCTATAAGTGATTTGGTCTCTGTCAGCATACTCTAATATTTTAAGCATACTCAATTCGTATTTGCCATTTGGTGATCTTTCCCATTTCCAATCAACAACGTTTTCAGCGTTGTATAAATTTAGATATGGTCTAACACCTGCTTCAATTTCTTTTTGTTTTGT